TGCAAAACTAGGTTTATAATTGTTGTATAATAGTAACAACCGAACAACCCAAGAGGAATCGGATGCAGGGCGCAAAAACAATAGAATGGCTTGAAACCAAGGGGCTAATCCCTTACGCAAAGAACTCCAGAACCCACAGCGAGGCGCAAGTCGCGCAGATAGCGGGAAGCATCAAGGAGTTCGGGTTCAACAACCCCGTCTTAATAGACGAAGAAAACGGAATTATTGCCGGTCACGGCAGGGTCATGGCGGCCCAGAAACTAGGCTTACAGGCCGTCCCGTGTATCAGGCTGGCTCACCTATCAGACACCCAGCGTAAAGCCTACGTGATAGCGGATAACCGCCTAGCGTTGAACGCAGGGTGGGACGACCAGATGCTTACGGTAGAGCTGCAAGAACTAGATAGCGAGTCCTTTGACCTGTCCCTACTAGGATTTGAGGCAGACGAGTTAAACGCCCTGTTAAACCCGATAAAGGAAACCGAAGGGCTGACGGACGAGGACGAGGTTCCAGAGGTTCCAGAAGAACCCAAGACCAAGCCTGGCGACATCTACAAACTTGGACGGCACAGGTTGATGTGCGGCGACTCTACCAGCATAGACGCGGTGGAGAAGCTGATGCCAGAAACGGCAAACATGATTTTTACAGACCCGCCATACCTTATGGACTTTACTGGTGGAATTCATGCCGATGGAAGTAAGTCGTTTAATGCAAAACACGGGGCAATCAAAAACGACAAAATGTCGGAGCAGGAAGGAAACGACTTTTTAGATGCAATTAACTCAATAATAAAAATAAAGGTTGACGGGGCGTTTTACATTACTTTTTACCGCCTTGGCATTGGAAAGTATTACGCTAGTTTTGATAGAAGCGGCCTTAAATGCAGGTCGCTAATCATCTGGGACAAAGGAAACCATACTTTAAGTAACAGTGATTACATGTCCATGTATGAGCCGATGTTCTACGGTTGGGTCAATAACCATAAGTTTTATGGCGGCAAAAATGGAATGGACATTTGGCGCATAAAACGCACAGCAAAAAATGACCTTCACCCAACAATGAAACCAGTTGAGTTGATTGAAAAAGCAATACTTGACGGAAGCCAAATAAACGGCATCGTTTTAGACCTTTTTGGTGGCTCTGGCTCTACCCTTATCGCAGCGGAGAAGAACGGACGTGTGGCTAGGCTTATGGAACTTGACCCGAAGTACTGCGACGTTATCGTCAAGCGGTGGGAAGACTTCACCGGACAAAAGGCAGAACTTGTTTAAGCGATGGTTTGTAGTTTATAAACATGACGGCTCGCCGGTAGACTGGGCAGTGTTTGTCCACAAGGCAAAAGCAGAGCTTTTCAGGCAAATGCAACCTAATCCGGACAAGCTAGAAGTAAGGCAGTTTAATTTATCGGAGATATAAAGATGGCAGAAGGAGTGGGCAGACCGGCTCACCAACCGACTGACCAGAATCGGCTTCAGGTCAAGACTCTGGCTGCGGTAGGTATCCGGCACGAAGATATAGCGGTAAAGCTGGCTATAAGCGCAGACACGCTTACAAAGTATTACCGCCAAGAACTAGACGACGGGCGGGTAGACGCTAACGCCCAGATAGGCAAGTCGCTCTACGAACAGGCTAAGAACGGCAACACCACGGCAATGATATTCTGGCTAAAGACCAGGGCGGGGTGGAAAGAGACGCAGATAAACGAACACACGGGGGCTGATGGCCAGCCGCTAAAGATAAGCGTCGTCACGGGAATATGACCGAGGTAGTAGTTGAAACCGGATACAAGCCAAGGGCAGAGCAAAGACAGATTCACGATGCCGTGGAGAGTCACCGCTTTGTCGTGGTTGTGGCTCACCGCCGGATGGGAAAGACTGTGGCTGCGCTTAACCAGCTCATCCACGCCTCCTTGCAATGCGACAAGCCAGACCCAAGATTTGCCTACATTGCTCCGACTTACGGACAGGCCAAGCGGGTTGCGTGGGACTACCTATGCAACTTCACGAGACCACTTAAAGCCGAGGCAAACATCTCGGAGTTGCGTGTAGACTTCTACGGCAGGAGAATACAGTTATATGGCTCAGACAACCCCGATTCTTTGCGAGGCCAATACTTCGATGGCGTTATTCTGGATGAGATTGGCGACCAAAACCCGAAGATATGGAACGAGATTATTCGTCCTGCTCTCGCAGACCGTATGGGTTGGGCGGTATTTCTAGGAACGCCAAAGGGTGCAAACCATTTCAAGGATTTTAGAGACCGAGCAGAGAAAGAGCCAGAGTGGAAGTTACTGGAGTTCAGGGCTTCGCAGACGAACATACTTGCAAAAGAGGAACTGCTCGCTGCTAAGAAAGAAATGGGCGATGATAAGTATGCCCAGGAGTTCGAGTGTTCCTTTGACAGTCCGGTTGAGGGCGCGTATTACGCTGCTACGCTTAACGGCTTGCCAAAGGAAAGATTCAACGAATTTGCGCGGGATGATTTATGCAAAACTTACACCGCATGGGACTTGGGCGTTGGTGATTCGACGGCTATCTGGGTCTGCCAAATTGCGGGGCAAGAGCGTAGGCTACTTGATTTCGTGGAGAACCACGGAGTCGGCTTAGATTGGTATGTGAACTGGATACGCAACAATGAATACACAAATGCCGAGCATATTCTTCCCCATGATGTCGAGGTACGCGAGTTGGGGACAGGAAAGAGCCGAAAAGAGGCCCTGCAAAACCTCGGACTCAACATTACCGTCTGCCCCAGAGTGTCAGTCGATGATGGGATACAAGCCGTTAGAAGGTTTCTACCTAATTGCTACTTCCATCCACGAGTTAAACAAGGCACAGATGCACTACGCAACTACCGCCGAGAGTACGATGAGAAGCGCAATGTTTTCTACGACAAGCCCCTGCATGATTGGTCAAGCCACGCTTCGGATGCCTTTAGGTATCTCGCTGTGGGCTTAAATACGACCTCGACTTGGGCTAAACCGCTTAACGTGAATACGAAATGGATTGTCTAAATGCAAGAATTTGACCTACAAGCCATCATAGAGAACGAGATAGACAACGCTCTCGGCTATATCAACACCGAGACCGTAGAGGAACGCCGCGACTCGCTCATGGCGTACAACCGCGAACCCTACGGCAACGAGGTAGAGGGACGCTCCACCATCGTTACAGGCGAGGTAGCAGAGGCCGTAGATGGTGCGTTGCCACAACTCCTGCGTGTATTTACACAGTCAGACGACGTTGTACGGTTTGAGCCAAAGGCTCCCGGCGACGAGGAGAAGGCAAAGCAAGCCACCGAGTATTGCAACTGGGTGCTGATGAACGACAACCCAGGCTTTGAGGTATTCCAGACTTGGTTCAAGGACGCGCTTTTGCAAAAGAACGGCGTAATCAAGGTCTGGTGGAACGACGAGACCTCGGTTGACAAGGAGAAGTATCAGAACCTCTCCGAGGAAGAACTGACCATGTTGCTCTCTGACGGGCAGATGGAAGTCGTCAAGCAAAAGCAGACACAGATTGGGGAAGTACCCATGCCTGTTGACCCGATGGCGGTTCAGCAAGCGATGGCTCAAGGACTCCCCCCACCGGCTCCTATGATGCAGCCCGTGTTCGCCTACGATGTCACGGTCAAGAAGGTCAACAAGAAGGGTTCGGTCAAGGTAGAGAACGTACCGCCCGAGGAGTTTTTAATCTCCAAGAAGGCACGCCGTATCGCTGACGCGCCATTCGTAGCCCACAGGAGACTGACCACCCGTTCCGAGTTAATCAGCATGGGCTTTAAGGCTGACGAGATTGACGAGTTGCCAGCCTACGACGACCTGACATTCACCCCTGAGAGGGTGGCGCGGTTCCCAAATGGGGAGCAGCCGGACGACCCAAGCCTCGACACAAGCATGGACGAGATTGAGACGTTTGAGTGTTATATCAGGACAGACTACGACGAGGATGGCATTGCCGAACTGCGCCGTGTGTTCTACGCTGGCGGCACAATCTTAGAGAACGAGGAAGCAGACTTCATCCCGTTTTGCTCCGTATGCCCAATCCCCATGCCCCACAAGTTCTTCGGGCACAGCTTGGCTGACCGCGTGGTGGACATCCAAAAGATTAAGACCACGATTACCCGTCAGATGTTGGATAACCTGTACCTCTCCAACAACGCTCGGATGGCCGTAGTCGACGGACAATGTAACCTCGACGACCTCCTAACCGTCACACCAGGTGGGATAGTACGGGTCAAGAACAATGCCGCCATAACGCCCCTTACAGTCCCTCTGGTGGCCGGACAAGCCTTCCCCATGCTTGCCTACATGGACGAGATACAGCAGAAGCGCACAGGCGTTACACAGGCTTCTCAGGGCTTAGACCCCAACATCCTGCAAAACACTACCGCGACAGCCGTTGCGATGGTTCAGAACGCAGGAGCCGCAAAGGTTGAATTGATTGCTAGGATATTCGCCGAGACGGGGGTAAAAGACCTGTTCAAGTCCATCCTGCACCTCGTCTGCAAGTACCAAGACAAGGAAAGAATCGTGCGGATGCGTGGCAAGTTCGTGGCTATCGACCCCCGTGAGTGGAGCAACGAGTACGACCTGACGGTAAACGTCGGTCTGGGTACGGGTAACCGTGAGCAACAGATGGCGATGGTGGCCGCAATCCTGCAAAAGCAGGAGCAGATTATGTCCCAGATGGGCATAGCCAACCCGCTAGTCTCGCCAAGCCAGTACCGCAACACCTTGGGACGGTTCATCGAGTCCGCAGGGTTCAAGGACACATCTGAGTTCTTCCGCGAGATTACGCCGGAGATGGAACAGCAGTTGTTGCAACCGCAACAGCCCCAGCCTGACCCCGCTACCGCAGCCCTCATGCAACAGGCGCAAGCCCAGATGCAGGTCACTCAGGCAAAGGCGCAAGCGGACATTCAGGTTGCCCAAGCCAAGGCACAGGCAGACATCCAGTTACAGCGCGAGAAAGCCGCCGCGGACATTCAGTTGGAGCGCGAGAAGGCCGCCGCCCAGTTGCAACTCAAGACGGCAGAGTTCCAAGCCGAGGCACAGCTTAAGGCCGCCAAGGTCGGGGCACAAATTACAGGAAACGTGGAGATACCTGGTTGAACGAAACAGAACGGGCGATAGCCTTCCTGAACGACGAGTTTTTTATGGCTGTTGTGGAAAAGCAACGGCTGATGTATATTAACAACATCTTAGATAGTTCTGACGAGGATGTGGATGTTCGTGAACGCGAGCGTCTAAAACTCAAGGGGCTAGAAGAATTTATTGCGTCACTCAAGTCCATCGCCACCAACAAGGAGATAGACAAGAAACGCAAGTTTATGGTTTTTTAACCACAGTAGGAGTTCCAAATGGAAGACACCAACCCGCAAGGGAGTGCGCAAACAGTAGACAATGCAGCCGCCAAAATCTTCGGGATGTTGGAGCCAGAGCAGCCGGAAGGCCAAGCCGAGGAACTAGCACAGGAAGAAACCGAGCAGGTAGAAGTACAAGCCTACGAGGAAGCGGAAGGCGAAGAAGTCCAAGAAGAAGTCGAAGCACCACAAAGGTTTCGGGTCAAGGTTGACAACGAAGAACTGGAAGTGGACTTAAACGAGCTTATTAAGGGCTACTCACGCACATCTGACTACACCAAAAAGACGCAGAATCTAGCCGAACAGCGTAAGGCAGTCGAATCCGAACGCGCTAGGATAGATGAAGCCGCCAAATTGCGGGACAC